TTATGGAAAGTGGCTTTAAGATAAACCACTTAGAACTTCTACTTATAATTACAAAGGTGATTCTTTTTGTGTGGACTTAAATCTCATTCACTCAAGAACACTCTTTGATTATTCACTATTTCTTTATACATTAATTTATTATATAGCTTATAAAAGTTATATTTTAAGTTAATTTATTTATAACTTTTTAAACTTGCTTTCTGATTGGCTAATTCAAGTACCTCATTTAAAAACTCTATACCATTATTACTATTTACATTAACAGTACCTAGATTAATAGTATATTTACTACCTCCTAGTAATGTTTCTCTTAATTCAATAGCATCTCTTAAACAATTCATCCATTTATTATGAGCATTAAAATCTTCTTTTTGAATTGCTTTTTCTATATTCTTTTTTAATTGTTTAATATCATCATTTATAAATTCTATATCTGATTTTTCAACAACTTTAATTCTATATTTATTATATTGTGGAAGAGTATTTATATCCTTTAAATAATGACCTAATCTACCAATATTATTTTTTTCTCTTACATTATCTTCATCACTAAAGAAAATACTATGTAACAATTCTTCATTAACAACATAGTTATTATTTTGTAATAACTCTTTTACTTTTTCATAAGTTACGGTATTAGGTAATTTATTTAGATGCTCTTTTAAACAATCTTTACATTCTTTAAATCCTTTGTAAAATGTTTGTTCTAATTTTTCTTTCTTACATATTTTGCAATACATTGTTTATTCCTCCTATTGACGTTTTCAGCAGTCACGCTTATTTTAAAACAACTTTTTCAGTTGAATTAAGCATTGTTTTATACATTAATTTATTTTGAAATTTACCATTCAATTCATATCACTTATATTTTCTTTCTCCAACAAGGCAAGAATACCTGTTTGTATCTTGCCAATGTCAGGAGAGAGATTAAAATAATTATAAAGGTAGATGTGGGAAAAAATTAAAAGTATTGGGTGTTTCGCCCACTTAAGGGCGTTGGTATATAACGCTAATTAAAGCGATGATATCTTATATTGTTATATTAATTTGTTTTGTTGTGGGTAATTAAATAATTCAATCACCCACTTATTAAGTTGGTATTATCATAAATCCTCCTTAACAAATTGAATTAGACTTTGATATTGTTGCAACATCTAATTATTTTCGATAGAAATACTCTTCTACCATAATCCCTCAAAGTTTAATCTTATGTAAGTGGCTCTACTACTTATCTTAGACCATATGGCAAAATATTTTTTCCTTAAATTTAGCCTATTTTTTCAAAATTTATCCCATATAAATTTATATTTCCATCATCTGTTTCAATTATAAATGACTTATTTTTAGTATTTATTTTTATACATTTTATAAATTCAAATTTATTAGACTCATATAATAAGGTCATTATCCTTTTTCCTATTTGTTTATATTCGTCATATTTATTGCTAGTAAATGATTTATGTATTCTCAATAAGATAGTGTATATGGTAGATGGGTATATTTGTATTTTTTTTATATCATTTAATATTGAATCGTGTAAGTCTTTATTTAGTTCCCATTTGTTTTCACATTCGCTATTCCATATTTTAGCTTGGTGATATTTTAATTCTTTACTTTTCTTTTTTATTTTATCTATTATTTTATTATCTTGTTTATTTATTTTTTGTTTTTCCAATACGTCTACTAAAGGTACGTCATAACTATTTTCATCTTTTCTTTTAACATAATCATCTAAAACTTCTTCTAAATAATCCATGCCTGTATGAAACTTTTTAAATTTATAATCCTTTCCCCCATCTAAAAACTTAAAGAAATAAGGTCTAATCCCAACTTCTTTCTTTTCTTTTTCTCTAGTTATATTCCCACGACTTAGATATCCCTTTCTCCTTATTTTATCCAATTCTTTTTTTGCATCTACTGGACTCAATTTTTTACAACGGTCTATTTCAATACAAGATAAAATATTTAATTGACAAATATCCTTATATAATGAAAATAAATATTCTTCACTAGCACCTTTAAATTTCTTATCCCAATATACACTATTAAGCATTTGTGCAAGATTTATTATTTCACCTATTTTATTACTACTACATTTAATATCTGTATCAGCTAAGTCTTTCCAATTATATTTTCTGTTTATACTCAACTTAGGAGTAAAGTCAGTAGATACTAAGAATCTATCTATTTCTTTTTTATTTATTACTATTTTCTCTAATAAGTTTTTACCTGATTCTGTTATATATTTATTATTTGTTAGCATCATGGAGTCCCCATCTACATCCATAGAACTCTCTAATTCAAATATGTTCCACCCAATAGCACTTATATATATAACTTCTTGACTTTTTGTATTGAAATACTTATCTAATTCTTTATATTTAGTATTTTTAAATACATTCATATTGCACATAGTTGGTTGTGGAGATCTTACTCCTAAAACATCCTCCCCTACTTCAAACTTACTACTAACACATTCATTAGGCTGAATTAAAGTTTCTCCCTTCCATTGACCTATACTAGCTTTTAAAAACTCTAAGGGTGAAGATACTACTATTGAATAATTCCCTTCTACAAGTATGTGACCATGACGAGCATTATTTGTGTAACTTTTAACAACTTCATTTCTAAAGTTTTTACAAATCTTTGTATTTATAAAGTCATCATTTATTTCTAGCATGTTTAATATAAAATCTGAATTGGTTTGAATATTGTTAGATAATTCTTCTTTGTTATTTTCTCCAGTTAATCCTAAATGATATTTAAATACTGCCGTATCTGTTTTTAATAAGTTTATGTAGTTAATCGTATCTTTTAGAAAGTCATATGTAGTTTCTTTATTCATTCCTAGTGAATTTATTAACTGATAATGAGTCTGTACCATACCATTGAAATGATGTTGAGGTTTTTCATATTTACAAATACCCCACTCTAATATAATTTGCTTTAACCAATTATCAAATGTACCATATTTTAAATATTTGACGCTTGATGGAGTAGTTATTAGTTTGATTTGTTTTATGTCTGTTGCAATAGTTTGTCCATTTAATTGTGATATATCTGTTATTCCATTATCTTTGAAAAACTGTTGTATATCTGTATTAACACCTATACCTTTAAACATTCTATTTCTAACTTGTAAAATAGCCTTATCTTTATATCTTTTAAATACATTCTTAAATAAAGGATTTCTTATAATCATTCCTTGCATATATCCTTTAGTTTCAAATATACTCCTATCTAATAAATTCTCTCCATCCCATATTTTATTAGTTATTTCTGCTTCTTCTACATTAGTATCTAAGTCTCCATTTATTACATTACCATCTTCGTCTTTTTCTTCATTAATAAATCTAGTAGCCATTACTTTATTATTAAAAGTTGACTTTCCATCTTCTATTAACAATATATTTTCTGGTCTTAATCTAAATCTGTCAACACATGATGATGTTGGAAGTGCAATGTAAGATTCCGTTGATGCACAATCCATTTCAATATCTTCTTCATGTGGTATTCCTGCAAAAGACCAATCTATCATATGTTTATAATACTTTTCATTTATAAATAAACATTTACCTGCTCTTGCACTTCCACTAGATCTTTTATACCTTACAAAATGCTTTAGTTTTCCATTTATATATATGTTGAATCCATATCTATATATCTGTTCTCTAATAGATTTTTTATTTATATTTCTTTTTGCAATTTGTAATAACTCTTTTGTTTCTTTTATTATTACTTTATCATTTAATAGTCGTAAGGTTAATTCTAAACTTTGAACTCTTTCATATTCTTCATCTGTCAAATCTCTTTCTTGCTTACAAGCATACTTAAATGTGACTGTCATAATATCATCACTGTAAAACCTTTTTTTATTTTTATTATAACTGATTATTTTTTTATTTAACCTTTTTAATTCATCAACTTCCATAGCATCATCTAAACTAGCTTTATATATAGAATTCTTGTTAACTTCATATTTTTTTGTGATTAAATCTTTTCCTTCTATCGATAATATTTGAACATTTTTATTTTCCATATTTGCTCTCCTTTGATTTTATTTGATTATTTATTTTATAAGTTGTCCCAATCTTTATGTAATTTATCTGTATCTTCAAAACAGAATACTGATAACCATGCCTTCTTTTTATTTGGTTCAGTATATATCAGTCTATTTCCTAGAGATATTAATTTTAATGCTCTATTTCTACTGAATACTTTATATATTTTCATATTAACACTCACTTCCTATATTTTCTAAATTATCAACATAAGAGTTATATTGATAATTATCAGATGTTTTAAATTTATATCCTTGATATTCCTTATCTTTATCTAGCGTAGAATTAATTATATTTTTAGCTATATAATCAGTTTTAGCTAATTCTAATTTTACTAACCAATCCCTACATTCCCATTTAAACTTGAAGCATATTACTAAATCATTATTTTTATATACACCAATATAGCTTATATTTTTAATATCATATTTTTGATTACGTATGTCTATGTTATTTTGATTTAATATGTTATTTATATCTTGATGATGTATTCCTTTTATGTTTATTTTAGATATTATATTGGATACGTTTTTACCTTGTAAATACAAAGAACAAATTTGTTCCTCTAATGATTCTAATATTTTTTCTTTGTTATCATTACAAACATTATTACTTCTTTCTTTTTTATTAGATGTTATTGTATCATTATATTTTATTTCATTATTTAGATAACAATTTTTTAAAAAAGTTGTTATTATTTTTGAAGATATAACTATAGAATACTCTGTTTTTAATTTATCTGATATTTTACTACATGATGGAATGCTTTCATTTAATTTAAATATTATTTCTTTTAATTCTTCATCTATCAAATTAACATTATTTATATGTACTTTATAATCTTTATTATATGTCTTTTTTAATTTAGTATTTTTCTTTTCAATTTTATTAGTATTATAAGTAATTAAAAATTTATTATATTTTATAAAATCTTTAATTATACAATTAGGTACGTCTCTGTTAAATATTGATTTTATATTTTTCTTTATGTTTTTTATGTTTGTTTCAGAATTATTATTGTTATATGTATTTAAGATAAATTTTTTCACATCATTTTCTATTTTAAAATTTGGTATATTAAAACATCTAGTCCTACAACTTGTACATAAAAAATCATCATCTGTATTGTTTTTATTGCTTATCAATTTACCACAATTATTACAACAATATTTATTATCCATATAATCTTTTACTATCCTAAACATTGGTTTATACCCTTTATACTTTTTATAATCTAATGTTAGAGAATCTTTTATCCATTTTACAGATATTTCTACTCCAATGTTTTCAAAATATTTAACTGCTTCGATATATGAAATAAAATCCATATTATTGTCTATACATTTTATTTTTGTTCCTTGTAACGTTTTTGAATCTTTGCTTCTTTTCCCATTATCCCCGCCATTTGTAAAATTATATCCATATTGTCTAATATTGCTGTCATATATCCCAATCCAACATTTTTCTTTAATGTTCAGTTCTTCTTTACTGAATGCTATATCAAATATTTCATTTACCTCAAAAGAATTAAAACCATATTTTTCTATAGAATTTAATAAATGTTCATTATAGTCATCAAAACGTTCTTTACTATTTTTGTGATATTTATAAACTCTTTCAATACCTTTACCTTTACAATAATATCTGCCATCAAACCCGTTCTCTCTTGTGGTTTGTCCAATGTAGACTTTATCATTAATTATATTTGTTATTTTGTATATAATACCATACACTTCTAAGTTACCTATTTTCATTATTTTTATTTGACTCCTTTGATTTATATTTCCCAATAAAACACGCATTTTAAACTTTGTTTTATACATTAATTTGTTATAGCCATCTTTACATACTGACTTCCTATATAATTTTAAAGGACTTTTTGACATACTTTTAACTCTAATTTCTATTCTAGTTCGATTAACGATAAATTGCATTACTCTCCTTTTTATTCTGAAATATAACTCAAACTAATTCATTTTATAAAGTATTTACTTAAATCAATACTTTAGGCTCTATTTGAGTTTAAATTATCAACTAGACTTATTCTACCTTGTCCACTCTAAAACTTAAATTAGAGTCAAAACTATCTCATTTTGTCCTTTAAATTTATATACATGACTACTTATTAAACCTTTGTCTAAATATATCTTTTTCTTCATCTGTTAATTCCTCGCTAACTTTATAATGTCCATTGTCTATATACCAATTTTTATTTTTCTTGAACCATTTAAATAAGTTTAAATTCCTTCTAGACCAAGGATTAATATTAGATCCTCCTTCTCTAGCTTTAAAATATTCAGCAACTATATCTATATCTTTTTCATTAAAAACTAACTGAATATCTTCTCTTGTACTTTCATCAGATATTATTTCTATTCCCAATTTATTTAAATTTTCTATTAATATGCTTGATATGCCTTTCTTTTCTCTAGTATAAACTAATATGTCATCACTTCTTCTCCAAATTATACCTTCACCATTACAGTAAATATATGTGCTTTCCTTATTGGGTTTTAGATTTACTTGATCAAATTCACAAACTACCCGAAATCGTCCAATATATTTATTCATTTACTTCACTCCTCCATATCTAATTTTAATCCTTATTCTCTCGATAGTTATCATAGTATTTATACTTACACTTATTTAAGCAAGTATTTTTATTACTAACATTTTATATCTAATTTTATAAATAACTTATGTACTATATGTTTATATAATATGTATTACTTATTCTTTTCATCAAGCATCTTTTGACACTTCTTCTTATACTGTTCTTCCCATTCAATAGCCTCCATCCTTTCTTTCATGTCAAAATCGTCCTCATATATGTATGATGTATCTTTTCTCTCTGTATTTTCCTCCCATATTCTATATTTTCGATAAACAATATTCCCTCCGAAATCCATATGTTGTTCTCTTTTGCTTGGTTGTCCATTTTCAGTCATTTTCTTTTACCATCCTTCTTCATTATTATTTTTGTTTTTATTTATACATTATTTTATCTTTTCTATTGTGTCTTTAATATTTTTAATCATTTTATATAATTCATTCCAATTGGTTGCTCTTAATCCATACCAATCTTGACTCCATTCATTATCACCGTAGCATATTCTATAAGGTATGTTGAAACAACTCTCTAAAGCATCTATTCTATCATCCACTATTAAATCATAACCTTCTAACACCTTACCTTTATCCTCAAAATTGTCTACAAAAATCAATTCAACTCTTGGAAAAGTCTTATTAATCCATTCTTTAGTTAAGGGCTTCCTACTATCCATATGTTTACTAATGATGCAGATTCTATTCTTTTTAGATAAACCATTTATAATATCTTTAGCACATTTATAAACTATAGCATGTCTATAAAAATATTTATGGTCAAATAATTTAAATAATTCTGCTAACTCATCATCGGTTTTAACAACAGGTCTAAACTTCCAATCAATTACTGTATTCTCATCGTAGTCTATTCTATTATCTTTATTCAATTTATTATGTAAGTTTATTATACTAGCTGGTGTATTAAGAATTGTATTGTCAAGATCAAAAGCAATACTAATCATTTAATCATCTCCTTTATATACATTGATTTATTATTATTAATTAACCATTCTGCTTTTATTATTTATTTGTTCTTTATGTATTTTATTCCATTTATCTAACTTTTCTAATTCAATTTCTTCATCAGTAGTCAAAGAATCTTGAAAATATTTTATATTTAATTCTTTAAACCTAGCTAAATTATTTTTACAATTCCTTTCAAATAAATCAACCTTCCTTGATTTAAATTCTATTACATTGTTCATTTTTAATACATCTCCCTTTTATTTTTATACATTAATTTATTATTTTCCGTCTAAAATCACTATTTTATCAAGTGTTTACTCATAAAACATCTCTTCAATACAAGCAAATACCTCATTGTATTTATTCACTGGAATTTGTTCCCAACGTTGTACTCTAAATTTACTGAATAATTTATTCTTATAATTTATGTAGAATGTATCTTTTGCAGTAATTTTCTCATCATATTTTCTTTCTAATTCATATTTAAGTTTATCTGTTAAATCCTTAGTATTTCTACCTTGCATTCCAATCATAGATTTCAATTCATTTCTTTCATCATCATAAATTGTAGCTTGGTCGTGCATTAATGATTGCATATTTTGTACTGATTGTTTAGCTTCTAATACTGTAGGAATTAACTTTTGTGTCATTTCAGTAATTAATGTTGGCATTATTGCATTTATAGTATCACTTACTATGCTTACTAATTGTTGATTAGATGTTTGAAGTTGTCCATTTTCTCTTTTTTCATCCAATGTAGCTAAAAAGTTTTTATATTGTTTAGCTTTATCCGAATTACACTCCATTGCAAGTCTTTTTGAAAGCCAACTACTCATATAAATTGCGTTTCTATCATCTGTATTTTCTATTTCGTCTAATATATATATTGAATTTCTTCTGTATATTGTGGGGTCAAATTTGTG